GAAGCTGGGCGCTGCTGAAGTGCTCACCGCCTTTGAAGAGGCTTGCATCTTCAAGGGCAAAACCCGCGAGCGGAACATCCGTGGCGGCAAGAGCGTTGCCTTCCCCATCACGGGCAAGATGGCAGCTCGCTATCACAAGCCCGGCACCCCGATTCTTGGCGAAGGTAATGATCCTTCTGACCTGAACGAGCGGGTGATCAACCTCGATGCTCTGATGATTGCTGATGCAGCAATCCCCAACATCGATGAGCTGATGGCGTACTACGACGTGCGTTCCATCTACACCACCGAGCTGGGCCGTGCTCTGGCCTATGAGTACGACAAGCGCGTGGCTCGCATGATCTATGCGGCTGCTGCCACCACCGTTGAGCCCCTGGCCAAGACTGGTGCTGCCAAGCCTGCCGGCCCGGCCGACAACCGCGGTCGCATCGGCAAGAAGATCACTCTTCCTGCTGGCTTCAGCACTGCTGGCGCCACCAGGCAGGCTAAGGGTGATTATCTTGTTGACAGCTTGTTTGACGCCAGGATCGCCCTGGAGAAGAAAGATGTCGGCATTGATGGCTGCTATGCCGTCTGCACGCCGGAATCCTTCTACGCAATCACGGCAAGTTCGAGAAGCATCAACACTGATTTTAACGGTGGCAATGGTTCCAACGGCACCATCGCTCAAGGTACTACCGCTCGCGTTGCCGGGATCCCTCTATACGTTTCCAACCATCTTCAGCAGCCCGCATACGCATTGGTTGCGGGTGATTACAACGCTGATTACGGCCAAGACACATCCAAATTGGAAGTCTTGGTCTTCAACAAGGATGCGGTTGGCGTGCTGACTCTGATGAGCCCCTCTCTCCAGATGACTTCTGGCGACTGGAACATCGAGTACCAGGCAACCCTGATGGTCGCTCGGCAGGCGATTGGCATGGGCGTTCTTCGCGCAGAATCTGCTGTCGCTATCGAACACGCCTGAGCTATCTTTGCTCTGGAATGTTCGGGGTCAGGCCGCAAGCCTGGCCCCTTTTTCTTTGGCAAGATCCCAGCGGAGCTTGACGCCAGCCGCAATGTTCTCGTCAGCCCAGCGTGGGCGCAGGTTGCTGTAGTGCCAGCACGTGGGGTCTTGAGGATCCTCAAACGTGGCAATGGGCTTGATGTGATCGATGTGCCAAGTCTCCCAGCTGTAGTTCTCCCAGCTCATGCCTGGCAGAAACTGGGCTTCAAGGTGGGCAACTAGCTCGGCCTTTGAGCACCCGATCAGCGCAAGGGTTGAATTGTTCTTGAGCTGTCCACGAGAGCGAAGGCAAGAGTAAAGCCTGTCTCTGATGCTCTTGATGGCTTTGTACCTGGGGTCATTGGCCATTTTGTCGTTGCGCCAATCGTTGAAGTATTCACGCCTTTTTGCTTTGTACTCTTCGTTCCCTGTCCGCCATTCTTCGTGATAAGCCCGCAGGTGGTTGCGGTTGTCCTGCGCCCAGGCAGCACGTGCTTCTTGCCCTTTGTCGCTGTTGTCGTAGGCAGACTGAGCCCGCTTCCGCTTTTCTGGGTTCTGCGCCGCCCAGCTGTCTGGCGAATTTGATGAGACGCACAGGTTGCAGGGGCCGCCGCCGCCACCCTTCTTCTTGTTGACGTACCGCCAAGTCACATGCCCCTTGGGGCAAGGCTTGCCTGTGAAGTATCTGCCCAGGCCCAGGGCCTTTGCCTCTTTGGGACTCCTGGGCAGCGTGTCAAGATCAATCTGTGCCATGGCCCCTCCTACGGGTGATGGTGCTGGGAGGGGGTGGTGGAACACCCCTTCCCTCCAAACCTACCATTGGAATGCACCAGTGCATTCGTGGGATGGGCCTGTCAAACCAAGGCAAGACGCCGGGCAGGACCACCCTGCTGGAAGCTGTGAACACCCTGTTGGTCAACATTGGCGAGCAGCCGGTGGACAGCCTGGACAACCAGCAGTTGCAGGATGCACGGGTAGCTGAGAGCACGATCCTGGAGTTCCACCGCGAGGGCCAGGTGCGTGGGTGGAGCTGGAACCGTGAGGAGTCCTACCCGTTTGTTGCTGATAAGGCCACGAAAGAAATAGTTGTGCCAGCCACTGTGGTCAGCTTCACGGTGGATCCATACCGCTGGGATGGGCGGTTCATCCTTCGTGGCCAGCGGCTGTACGACAAGTGGGAACGCACCTACAAGATTGATGAGGGCCTATCCCCCCTGCACGCCGATGTGATCTGGCTGCTGGATTGGGACGAGTCGCCTGAGGCCTTCAATAGATGGACCACGATCCGAGCAGCACGGGTGTTTGCCGCACGTGCATTGGGTTCGGATTCAGTGGTGAAGTACACGGCGCTGGATGAGCAAGCCGCACTGACTGAGCTGATGCGAGTGGAGCTGGATCAAGCCAAGCCGAACAGCTTGACCGGTGGCCCGAGCCTGCGACCGTTCCCCACCTACGAAGCAGGACGCGGCTTGCTGCGTGGCACGTTCGGAGGACAGGTCATTGGCTGAGCTCTTCTATTACACAATCCCATCACTTATTCAGGGCTGCTCGCAGCAGCCTGATGCACAGCGTGATCCGACCCAGGGTGAGATCCAGATCAATGGGATGTCCTCGATTGCTGAGGGCTTGAGGAAGCGGGATAGCAGTCACACCTTCGCCAAGGTGAGCACCACCCCCTTTGGTGATGCGTTCATCCACACGATCCTGCGGGACAACACCGAGGAGTACCTGGCGGTCATCACCAGGACAGGCATCCGGGTCTTCGATCTGCAGGGCAATGAGAAGACGGTGAATGCCCCTGGTGGGTATGGGTATCTGGCCAGCGTCACTGATGCACGGCAGCAGATCCGTGCGCAGTCGATTGCGGACTACTCATTCATTCTCAATACCAACACCGCTACTGCGATGAACCCGGCGGTGGCGCCGAAGACCGCCAGGCCAGCAGTGCATGAGGCGCTGGTGTGGGTGAAGGCTGCGAACTATGGCCAGACCTACAAGGTCAACGTCAACGGCAAGGAGGCGACGGTCACCACAGCTGTGGCACCGGTGGTGAGCAGCGGCACCACTGTTACTGAGAACCGGATCAGCTCAGCTGAGATTGCCCAGAAGATCAAGGAGTCCCTGGAGGCAGCTCCTGCTGTCACTGGGGTGACGATCACCCGTGAGGGATCGGTGCTGTGGCTGGAGTCCGCCAACCCGATCACGATTGCAGCCAGTGATGCCAGGGCCAACGCCGACATCACGGCGATCCTGGGTCAGGTGCAGGCATTCACCGAGCTGCCCACCATCGCACCGAAGGGTTATCAGGTGGAGATCACCGGTGATCCGGGCAATAACTTCGATGGGTACTACGTGACCTTCAACCCGAAGTCGGGGACGTTCGGTGAAGGCACGTGGTCAGAAACGGTCAGCCCTGGTGTGGAGTACAAGGTTGACCAGAGCACGATGCCCCACCTGCTGATCCGCTTGCCGAACGGTCAGTTCTGGTATGGCCCGGCTGATGGTTCAACAACAGCTGGCATCACGGTTCCCATCTGGGGTGAGCGGACAACAGGTGATTACGACACCGCACCAGATCCGAGCTTCGTGGGCAACGCTATCCAAGATGTATTCATCTACAAGAATCGCCTTGGATTCCTGGCTGATGAGAACGTCATCCTCAGTCGTGTGCGGGAGTTCTTTGAGTTCTTCCCCGAGACAGTCACAACAATCTTGGATACTGATCCTATTGATGTTGTGGCTAGCAATAACCGGGTATCCGTTCTGCGGTATGCCGTTCCATACCAGGATGAGCTGATCCTGTTCAGCTCGCAGTATCAGTTCCGCTTCAACGCAGCGGAGACGGTGCTGACACCGAAGACAGCACAGATCACGGTGCTCACCCAGTTTGAGGTGGATGTCACGGTCAGGCCCCAGCAAGCAGGTGGCGGGATCATCTTCTGCCAGGCCAATGGGGAGTGGAGCCAGTTCCGGGAGTTCAGTGTCCGCGGTGCGGGAACTGCGCTGACGGCTGACGCCCAGGACCTGACGGGGTACGTGTCGGCCTATGTGCCCACCAATGTTTTCAAGATGACGGTGAACGACACGGGCAATGCCCTGTTTGCCATCAGCGGGAAGACGGGGTACAAGCGCCGGATCTACGTCTACAAGTATTTCTTCCGCAACACCGGCAGCGGTGCTGAGCGCGCCCAGTCCAGCTGGAGCTACTGGGAGTTCAACGGTGTTGATGAGGTGCTGCAGGTGGTCTGCATCCGGGAAACCCTCTACTGCCTGATGCGGTATGGCGATGAGGTGTTCCTGGAAGTGATTCCAGTGATGGATCGGATGTCAGAGCTACTGGGTACGCCGTACCCACTGCTGCTGGATCGACGGGTCAGCACCACCACGGTGACGCCAGCAGGTGTGCGTGTGGCGCGGGGGACGTTTGACCCGATCACCAGGAAGACCACGTGGACATTGCCGTTCACGATCAAGGCCAAGACCCAAGCGTGGAGTGCTTACACCCTGGGCCCTGCTACCCATAACGGTGGGGTGCTGCTGGGTGAGGCAAGCAGCGGCACCACCATCACAGCGCGTGGTGACTGGAGCCAAGCGGATGTGTTCTTCGGTGAGCCGTATGAGTTCAGGTATCGGTTCACCAGGTTCAAGATGATGCGTGAGCTGGGTGGCGGGAAGGCAGCGGTCAACTCGATGCGCACCCAGATCCGTCACGCCAAGCTGCGGTATCACGAGACTGGATACTTCCAGGTGCATGTGATGCCAGAGCATCGCAGCGAGGGTGTGTACCGGTTTGATGGGACGGTGAGTGCAGTCCGTAATTCACGGATTGGCCAGGTGAACGCCACGTATGAGGCGGATTCCAGCCGGTATTTTGAGGGCGTGTTCAACATCCCGATCCTCAGCCGGGGTGAGCAGTGCATGGTGGAGATCCGCAACAGCACGCCGCACCCGTGCAAGTTCAGCACCTGTGAATGGGTGGCACTGATCACCGGCCGTGCGAGCGTCCTGCAATGAAGTGGGCTGAAGCGACCGAAGCACGGGCGTACTACGTGGCTGCGAACATCCGCAGGGAGGATGAACAGGAGGTCTGGCTTAGCCACCGGATGCCAGGCCCTGACGCTGTTCTGGAGAGCTGGGCTAGCAGTGAACTGTGCCGTTGCATCGAGACCAGTGATGGTGTGCCGGTGGGGTTGACGGGTGTTGTGGGTGATCGGATCTGGTTGCTGGGCACCGATGAACTGACGGCAACACGGTCAAGACGATTGCAGTTGTGCATAGAAGGGCGAGGATGGGTAGAGCATTGCCTGGAGATGGTGGGCGGACCAATCGGGAACGACGTGTATGCGAGCAACCGACGATCGATTCGTTGGCTTGAGCACCTTGGATTTCACGTTGACCCACCGCGTCCGATCGGCATGAGCGGTGCGCTGTTCAGCCGTTTCTGGAGGGCGAGCTGATGGCATTCCCGTTGATCCCTGTTCTGTTTGGTGCGGCCCAGGCTGGGCTTGGTGTTGCCCAGGGATGGGCCAGCAACCAGGCAGCACAACAGGACTACCTGAACCAGACGGCATTTCAGGATGCCAATAACAAGTTTGCGACTTGGCAGGCTGGCTTTAACGCCCGCGTTAATGATGCAAATAACCAATACAAGTATTGGACTGACACGGTTAATTACAACCAGCAGCTTGCTTACACGCACTCACTCAGGAACGTTGAGCTGCTGAAGGCGGTCAAGCAAGCGGAGGTGGTGGCACAGAACCGTGCAGCCAGCGGTGCGTCCTACGTGATGGACAGCGAGGCGA